CTCAAAATGAATTAATAAGTATTTTTAAAAATATTAATTTAAAATTACCTTCAAATTTACAATTTGATGTTGAGCGAGCAGCTCAAATTAGTTGGCTTAATTCAAAGAAAGTTGCTAATTATCTAGAGGAATCAATTTTCATTAGATTATTTAATAATTCTAAAGACGTGGAAAAATTGAAAGTTTCGGCCGGAAATGTTTCTGAATCTAGTAATTTTAATAGAATCACTACTATTAATTTACTTTCAAAAACGTCTAAGATACATATTGATCTTAGACTAGCCAAAAAAGTTTTAAAACAAATGGACTGTTTATTACGACTACGAGGTAATAAATTTTCAACTGTTTCGCCTCGACTTGGTTTCGAAAGCCTACCTCAATCCACAAGTTCTAGCTTTCCAAAATTCAAGAGTCCGAAATCTTTGATAAAAAGTGAAGTGGTTTCTCAAGTTAATAGTTTATTCACATACATCCCTAATGCAATACTTGCTTTTCCGATTAGCGTAAACTGGCGAACTCAAGTATCATCATCAAGAAAGTTAAAATTTAGACAATTTTATCCTTTCCCAATAATAATGACTGTTATCGAAAGATTATTATTTAATGGTATATTTGTCCATTTTGAAAGATATTTGTTAACTCCCTACTGCTTTTCAAATACTTTTGAACAATTGAGAATAAGATATTTAGAATGGCAGAAGTCTAAATATATATATTCTATTGACTTTTCTTCTTTTGACCAACGAATTCCAAATGATCTGATCAATTTAGTTCTGAATCACTTGTCTACTCGCATTAGTATGAATCAACAAGAATACAAGCTTTTCACCTACCTTTTAAGGTACCACCTCAGTTGTGACATTGTCTCATCAATAAATGGTACTACTTGTATATTCAAGAAAAAAAGAGGTTTAATGTCTGGCTCTGCTCTGACAAATCTTTTAGGCAGTTTAATTAATTTATTTATGATACTATATTTAAATGAATTTTATAAACTAAATGTTAATTTGAAAAGTATTAGTATAATGGGTGATGATATTATCTTCTCTTCAAACAAACTAATATCAATTAACTCTTT